TGCCTGGTCAAAACGTAGAAGTTAAAACAGAGTTTATGAATATGCTAGAAGAAATGGCTGTAAACCAAACAGGTGTTTCTCTGGAAATGGTAAACAGCAGATATCAAGAATCTACAGCTACTCATCTTACTATGAGTAATTCTAGATTCCTTATTAAGGTTTATGCTAGACAAAAACTTTATGAACCAATCTTATCTGCTATCTATACTAAACTCTATCAATATGAATACAATACGAATTCTATTATTAAAGTAGAACTTCCACCTCCAATCATGTTGAACTTTACTAATACTTCTCAAATCTTATCTATGTCTCAAGAATTGATTCAAAACATTGTTCAAATGAAGTTTGGTACTACTCAAAATGAACAAGAAAAATTAGCATTCACATCTTTGCTTATGGAATACTATTATGATTCATTCTTACCAATGGATAAGATTAATGAAATGGCTGATAAAGCTAAGGCTAAAACAGCTGCTGCTAAACCTTATGGTGGTGGAGCAGAAGGTGGAGCCGATATGGGTGGAGGCCAGTATTAGTTCTAAATGATCCTTTTAACTAATTAATAATGAGAAAGCTAGTTTCTCGATTACAAAAAGATAGTGTTATATTAAAATAAACCTTTAAAGTGAGTTAATATTTATTTTTATTCTTATCATCTGAAAATCAGAAAAGTTAAATACATTATGACCTTTGTTATTGATTATCGATACTTAAGGTAATTTAAAATATTAATTCATCTCTTCAGGACGTCTTACTTCAACTTAGATAGATTGTAAAGATTAGCATTTTTTCAAACCTTTTACTTTTCCAATGCAATTACTACAATTGAATCTACACTATATCCTCTGTAAGTATTTTATATCACACGACTAGCTTTTTCATATATCTTTGATATAATCAAAATCCCATTATAGAGAAATGGTATTAAATATTTAATAAATATTTTGTCACGAAATAAAAACTTGTTACATAAAAACGCAGGGATAGTTAGCTAATAAGTTTTAATAGTATTCTCATTGCCCCAAGTAATAGATAACAATAAAGAGTATAATAAAAATACGTCTAAAATTTTATATAATACGCAAGTGGAAGAAAACTAGCTTAACTTGTGATGCTTGGTTATAAAGAAGATATTTTTTCTATTCTTAATATAGATATATTTCAATTATCTGATGATTTCAAGTGATAAAGTTACCGCTTGAAATATTGTTAATGTTATTTCATAAAAAAGAATATAGAAAACCGTACTTAAAATATATTATTTCTACTGTAAAAGTAAAGTATAGAGATATAGTATTTATATCGCAAAAACTACTATATCAAAAAAGAATTACAAACCCTGAAAGTAATTCGTACTACTACTACAAACTTTTCAATTTTTACTGCACAAAAAGTTTTGGAGAAGGGATTAATTCCCTTCTCCTGCTTTTTGTGTCAATTCAACAACTTGTTTTAAATTAGGTCTATCTTGAATGAGTTGAAGTCTTCTTCTTTCTTCTCTTTCAATCTCTAATAACTTTTGATTTATATCATAATCAGATAATTGGATCTCAACACAATCAGTTGCTATCTTTTTAAACAAAGGTTTCTTAGAAGCATAATAATGCTTTAATGTAGAGAATCCCACATCTACTATATCTATATATCTAGTATTATGAGCTCTAGTTCTACCAAATGTTTGTTTAGTCAATACAGGAGATTTGAATGGTTCATTAAGAACTATAGTAAGTTCTAATCCCTGGATATCTAAAGCAGCTCCTGCAGACTTTGTAGTTGTAAGAATTATTCTATTATTAAGCTCTCTATTCTTTAATTCTTTTGGAGATAGAGATGAGAATAATCCTACACTAAGATGAGGATAATAGTATTTTATCCAGTAATATGTTCTCATTATAGCATAATTAGTTCCTATATAAATTAAAACCTTTCCCTGAGGAGATACAGTTTGTTCTATCATAACTAATAAGATCTTTAGTATCTTATAATAATTCTCTTGGAATGTAAGATATTCTGTATATTTAATCCTATCGAATCCATATCTATTAGTACAAGCAGATATATCTGTTGGTTTAGGATGGGAATTAAATAGCATGGATATATAACTTGTATGTGGATCTTTATCTTCATCAAATAAGTCAATAGAAGGAACTGTCTTAAAAGCAGTTTGATAAATTCTATTATTAAAGAAATCTGATTGGATAGGAGTGGCTGTTAGGTAATAGGTCTTTGCTACATCTGTAAAGAAGTCTATCATACAGATATTATCAAACCATAAGTGGGCTTCATCATATATCTTAACTCCTACTTCCAATCTTTTAAATAAAGCGGATACCATATTCCAGCCATATTTCTTAGCAAAAGATTTGATAGTACTATGAGAGCATAAGAAGAACTTAATCTTAGATACATCTTTCATACCATTGATTAGTTTAGCTATAGAACTAACACCAGCTATCGTATAGATTTCATCATCTCTAAGATTAGTATATTCTTTAATCTTTTCTCTCCATTGATCAATCCAATCTAATGAAGATGTGATCATCATAGTTCTCATAGAAAGATATGCAAAGGTTACTATAGCTACATATGTCTTACCAACACCTGTATTTAAATTTACTTGTAATTGAGCAGCTCTTTCATTTCTTTCATATGGAGGCATTCCTAAACAGAATTTAATAGCCTCTTTTTGTTTCTCATCTCTAGGAGTATATTTTAATTTAACCCCTTTGACCATAGCATATTTATCTGGGCACACTTTGTGGAAGATGTCTCTACCAAAAGATCTCTCAATATAATATTGCTCCATACCAGATGGCAAATAAAGATCTTTATTTTCGGCATCATAATACATACCTTTTGGTTCTAATCTATGGCATACTTTATTAAATACTGCAAACTTACGTTCTATAAACTCATTATCACCAGGTGTGTAATCATGGATAATGGTTGTAGTATGACGCATTTCTATTTTACTATTTGAATTATTCATTATAATATTCTCCTTAAACTTAGATTACTATATCGTCTCATTTCTCATATTTATAGTATACAACTAAGTTTATGAATAAAAAAAGAAGGAGGAATTTAATCCACCTTCTTTTATTTTACACCATAGAAGACATAATAGCTTTTTCAACTTCTTTTATAGTTCTATGATGAATCTCTAATGCAAGGATAAGTTTTTGTCTATCAAGATCTAACTTCTTAGCTACCAACTTGATAAACTCTTTCTTATCTTCAGCAGTAAGAGAGATTTTAGTATAAGTTACTTCTTTACCATTTGTATCAATAAATACAAAACGGTGATTATAAATAATTTGATGTAATAGTTTAGCATTATTGTAAAAGGTATCTGTGACTTTTGTATTTACTTTAAATACATGGTCTAGCTCACATAATAGCCCTTTTGCAGATAATGCCATAGATTGTTTTTCACAAAAGAAATTAAACATATTCTTCCTCATCTCCAAATACAAAATAACATCTAAATTTTGGCACTAGATTAAATGCCAATTTCATTTTTTGGAAATCTAATTTAACGATTTCCTTACAAGCCCTACTTAGGATATAATCCCTTTCAGAAGAGCTAATAGTCATTTCAGTGAACGCCATTCCATTAGGAAGCGGTTTCTCTAATGCAAGAATTTCATATATCTCTAATGCTATTCTAAAATAAGCCTCATCACCACGTCTTCTGTGTTTAAGTGTGTTAATATGATCATGAGGATCATTTCTATCATTAGAAGTGTATTCTTTAGCTTTTTCAAAAGCTCTATGTATAGATGGAATAATAAGTTGATAGAAGCTTCTTACATCAGTAGCTTTTGCATTACCAACTCTACCATCTATTATTTCCTTATAAATCAATTTTAATTACCCCTTTACTATTCTAATATCTGGAATCCAGAATCTTTTTACTTCTTCCCCATATACTAATTCTAACCAATATTTCATATATTCATATATTGCGTCTTTAGGCCTTTTGTATTTACTTTTCTTTTTGAACATCATCTCAGACCATATATAGTTTTCTAATTCTTTAGATTCTTCAGATAAGAGTTTATCTATTATTCTATAGAAACAAGGCCATTTAGTTTCAAAGAATTTAAAAAATTCTGGTTTGGATATTAGCTTAATTAATTCTTTACCATCATTTGTTTCATATGAAATAGAATCTAATAGAGTTAGATCTCTATACTGTTTCATACAGCCATCTATCAATACTTGACCAACAAAATTACATAAACTAGTTAACCATATTTCTAGATTACATTTTTCATCACCTTCGAAACGATATTCCATATTTGTTGCTTCAGATAATAGCCTATATTGAATAAGCTCTGCCATTTCATTAACATCACATACTTCATCGCTTATTAGTATTCCCCTATCGTCGAACACAGCATAATTAAACATTTTATTTCCTCCTATTAAAATAAAATCTTCTCTTCTTAAATAAGTTCTCATAGTTATAGTATATAATTATAACAGAATTTTATTTGACATTTAGGTGAGATGGTATTATTGTCCTTTGTTTAACAAATATAAAAGCCTTTGTTAGATATTTAACTTTTAACTTGTTACTCTCCTTAAAAGTGAAATACCTCCTTAAAGAGTTTTCTTACTGCTCTTAGGACCGTCTATAATCTGCACACTGTTATGGACAAACTTTTTCATTATAATACCTAAAAATAACGATAACTATACTACTTATACCTATATACTTATAAAAAATAATACCATCTCATCTCTAGTCATTTATTTGACTAGAGAGTATTTTACTCTCAGTAACCCAGAAAAATACCTTTAAAAACAAAAAAAAATAAAGGCGGATATTAACCGCCAGGAATTGATCCACCTTTATTTTTTTGAAGAGACTCTAATGATTAATATAATTCGTCATCGTCTGCTTCTGTTTCTTTTTCGATTTTTCTGATTCTGTCAAATTTACGTTTGAACAAATCTTCTTCAGCTTTTTCACGAATTTCTTTGCGGATTTTTTCTTCCGCTTTTTTTGCTTCGGCTTTCATTTTTACTTCTGTCTTGATTTCGTCGAAAGCGCTATTAAGCTCTTTCTTGTAGTCTGCTTCAAAGTTCTTGAAGAGAGACTTACATGACATGACAACAGACTTGATGCCGCAAAGAATGCCATTAACAGTATCAGCGTATTTAAGATATACGCGACCAGCTGCTAAGAGCAATTTTTCGTGGGATTCGAATTCAATTGTAGTACCTTCAGACTTCATACCAGAGTAAGTGAAACTGCCAGCTTCATTTCCTTCGTGGTATTTTTTGGATAATTTTTCATGATTAAATTTACCCATGAAGTCGTATTTTCTTGCAACCATGCTCAAAACTTCTGCCTCTTTGTTTGTGAATTTAATTTGTAATTTCATAATAATTGCCTTCCTTTCATTTTAATATGGCAAAATAAATATATGAATAGACTCTCACTGGCTTCTATTCACTACTATAGTATACAACTGAAATAACGGAGTTTTACAAAAAAGAATATGGGTAGGGAAATAAATCCCTACCCCATCATTTGGTATCACAGATATTTTACCATATATTTAGTCCAATTCAGTCTTTTCTTCATTTCTGAATGGAGCTAGGAATGCTTTTACATCTCTAGGAGCTTTCTTGCCTCTATGATCATGATTAAATGCCACAGGGCATTCACCTTTCTTAATCTTAGGCTTATTAACCTCAGCCCATACTTCATGTTGAGCATTAAGGAACTTTTTAGGTTTATCCATGAAGAATGGATCAAGAATACTAGGAGCATTCTTTTTCTTATTCAATGGATAGTATAATGCCTTAGCAAGCTTTTGATAATCCAAAGATACGATTACAGACTTATTATCGGTCAATGCCTCATTGAGGGTTAAGATCTCATACTTAGCGTCGGGATTCGACCAATCGGGCATCTCTAATCTGCTCGTATCCGCACAAATCTGAGCAGCCATAATTGTTTCTAAGTGTATAGATTGACATTTTACACTACCTTGGATAGCCGCATCTTGTAATGCTTCTACAATTGTATCTTTATCATAAGACTTAGTAACAGCTTTCTTATTAATAGTATCTGTAAAGATATCAAGAGATTTACCTAAATCATTATTTTGAATCTTTAATAAGAATAACTCTGTATCTTGTAATTCATTAAGAGGAATATCGATATCAACATTATCAATTACAATATCTTCATCTTCTATTGCTTTAGAAATCATACTAGCTAGTTTATTAGAGATATATAACTTCTCATCAATAGGAGATCCATCTTCTGCAACTGCAGTGATTCTAACAAATACTTCATCATCAGGAGTGATGACTTCAAAGCTATTAATAAATTGATCAATGAAAGGACCTTCATCTTCAGATGCATGCATATCATCAGAGAAGGTTCTATGTTTGAAGAACTCATCATCATTCTCTAATTGAATATCTTGTGTCTTGATTCTTAATTTCCAACCAGACATTTGTTTATTCTTGAAGATGTCTTCTTTTAAGGAAATCTCATTTACGTTAATAACTTCAAAGAAGTCGTTAAATTGAGGGATCCATTTGATAATCTTAATAACTGTTTCTAGCAAATGTTTTGCAGATAAGCGTTTTTGAGTATATTGTGCAGTAATGATTTCTGTAGCAATACGACCAATAGAAATATCTCTATTTGTATATGCTAAATCACCATAGCATTTATAACAAACCCCATGTCCTTCTGCATGAGATTTACAAGTAATAGGACTTCTTAACCAAATTTGTTGGCCTATTAAGTGCTTATCTTCTTTTCTTATTTTTAATTCAATGCCATAACGTTCAAATCTATAATATCTATCTGTAAGCATTTTAAGATGCTTAGGACTCTTAACTGTAATATGAACAAAGTTTTTAGTTCCACAATCATAAACAGGATCTGGATGGAGATGAGTATCCATGCTATTTAAACCAAGGATACGAGAGAAGCCACCAGATTCCCCTACGTTCTTCTTAGAGATAATTTGTGCTACACGAGATGCACCATTATCAATGTATTGGGCTACTAAAGTATTTAAACCACCATTGATATAAGATCTATTAATAATATCATGATAGATAGAACCTTGACCATCTGGCTTTGTACCAATATTGATATTGTTTTCTTTATACTGTCTAATATTGATACCTTCTTGAGCACCAAATGCATATTTTAGACAATGATCATACCCAACGATTTCATTAGATCTCATAATGTAATTATCGATAGCATCATGAACCAATTCCATACCTTTATCTTTTACTTCACCAATAGGAACGTTACTAAGATCTGCATGAAGTAAGTTAAAGTATTCTTGGCTCTTTTGCATGATATCAATATCATCTTCTAAGTTCAATGTATTTGCTAAGAACAAAGAAAATTCATCAATATAAGAGAAATGAAATACTGTATCCGCAATAGCATTATTCAATGCTTTGTTTTCAATATAGATCTTATTAGGATCGATTATATTTTTATCGATGTATGCTTTGATAGCGTCTGCTGTAGTGAACTTTTCAAAAAATAAATGACGTGGTTCAATACCCTTTTCAATATACACTATCGGGAACCACATCATGAGATTCAATAAATAATCCATGATGTTTAGTTCGACCGATAGGTTTTGATTGCCTTCAAAGAATGGCTCTATAAAATAATTTTGTACTTTTTCTGTTTCTATGCCGTCTCTCAAAATATTCATTACACCATTAAAATGGTGATCCCAGTTGTCCTTCGTTATGACACGAGTATCAACTTTCATCTTCCCTTGTTTTACCAATTCTGCATAGATATAATAATTGGTAAGATTACTAACGGATTGTTCTTGCATTTTGTCCTCCTTAAATTTATCACTTTTTAACCTTATAAGGTTGTAGAGGAGATTGTACAAATCTACTACCACTTTTATAGTGTATATTCAAAATAAATATTGAGACAAAAAGGGAGACTACGGAAATAAATCCGTAGTCTATTAGATATTTTTAAAGTTAATTTGGAGATGAAAATCGTTAAAGATTAACGACCAATTTTATTGAAGTTGAAAGCGTCTGGAGTCAATTTGATAAGACGTTTTTGGGATTGCATTGCATCACGACGTACACGGTTGGAATATTTAGTGTAGATCTTTTTCAATAAACGACGTTCGTTAACACGGTTTTTACGAAGAGCTTCCCAGTCAGCATCGCCTTGTTCACGAGCCATTTGGATAGAAGCCAAATGGATACGACGGTTCAAGTCATCTTTACGAGTCATTTTAACTACGGAACGACGACCCAATACACCAGCTTCAACTAAGTTTTGGAAATCAGCGGATTCAGTATATGCTTGGAATTCTTCGTCAGTCATACGGTTCATTTGGTCAATCAACATATTTTCCAATAATGCGTCTTGATCAACAATACCAGCACCTTGGGATTCAACTACAGGTTCGTGAGATTCATTCATCATGAATCCTTCGCTTTTATCGAACAACATAATTCTTTACCTCCTAGGATAGTAAATTTTAAATAAAAATTGAGTTATAACTCTGAATTGTGTGCGATATATGTGCTCGCACAGGAGTTTACCAATATGTTCCTCTTCTCAAAGAAATAATAAACGGTAATCTAGTTATATACTATTAAAATGTAGTATAGATTAAACACCTTATTACAGGTTTAATAGGAGGATAAGATGCAAAATAAACAATTACCGACAGGTATAACTATTCAAAAATATAAAGAAACTATGCTCCATATTCTAGAAAGAACGTGTCCTAAATTAACTAGAATGGAGATATTAGAAGCTATAGATTATAGTATTCAAAAACGATACAAAGCTGGTACAGCCAGATTGCATAATAACTATACAAAGACAGAAGTAGAAATGGACTTCATGAAATTAGCAAATGACCTTTTGGGTGGTAAAGCCATAATGACCACAGAAGGTGTATTGTTTGGTAAACATGGATCTGTAAAGAATCCGTTCTATAACTTCATTCAATATCTAGCAGATAAACGCGATGAAGCTAAAAAGGAAATGAAGAAGTATCCTAAAGGATCTGAACAGTTTAATGCATGGAATCTTAAACAGTTGAATTATAAAGTATCTGCCAATGCATTGTATGGTTGTTCTGGTCAGTATAGTAGTATATTTTACAACCTTTATCTGTGTACCGCGATAACTGGACAAGGTCGTGGATGTATTTCTGCATCAATAACAATGTTTGAGGGATTACTTGGGAATAATATGAGATTTGAATCTCTTACTGAAGTATTACAATATATTGAAAATATTGTAAATGATCAGAAAGAAGAAAGATTCAGTAAGTTCAATGATTGTGATGTATTGGATAGAAATATTACAATAGAGGAATGCTATATTCGTATTATGGAAATTTGTGGTACAAAGAATTGGATTCCATCAGAAGAAGCTAGAGAAGCTATTTGGAATACCATCTGTAATCTAAATCAAAGATGTATTAATATCTTATATTATAAGAACAACTTATATAAGTTTTGTGAGAACCAAAGAGTTATTAATCTAATTCTTAGAATGCTTACTAAGATGGAAGAACCATATCTTGATCCGAATAAAGTTCCAGAGACTATAGATTATGAACTTAGACTATTCAAAGATTTAGTATTTGAATATATCTATTATCGTCATATGTTTATAGATAAACTTCCAAGAGTATATGAAATGCAACGTGATATTGTATTGATTACAGATACAGATTCTTGTATTATATCTCTAGATGAATGGTATCGATTTGTATTGAAATATACTATTGGCATTCCTATGAAGATCAAATATACTCAAGCTCAAATAGATGAAGAGTCTGATAAAGTTGTTTTACAATATAAAGAAAACGAACCTAAATATGATTATGATTTCTATAATAATAAACTTGTAGAAGCTAAGAGAAAGAAATATCCTTTAGTTGTTATAGAAGAAGATTCTCTAAGATATAGTATTGTAGATATCATGTCTTATGTAGTAAGCCAACTTATCTTGGATTACATGATTCTATTTAGTGAAAACTATAATACTTATGCAGAAGATAGAAGTTGCTTATTGATCATGAAGAATGAGTTCTTATTTAAATCCTTATTACTTACAAAAGGTAAAAAGAACTATTCTACTCTTCAATTGGTTCAAGAAGGTAATCTAATTCCAGAAGATAAGCAAATGGATATCAAAGGTATGCCAATGAGTAAGGTTGGTACTCCAGAGTCTACTGCTAGAAGATTGGAACAAATTCTAGAATATGATGTATTAAGAAATTCATTTATCGATCAAATAGACCTTGTTAAGAAGTTTACAGTTTTAGAAAAAGAGATTTATGAATCTCTAAAGAATAAAAGTAAAGACTTCCACAAACCTGCTCGTATTAAGTCTATGAACTTCTATAAAAATCCAATGGCTGTTCAAGGTATCAAAGCTGCTTATGCTTATAATACTATCAAAGATAGATCCGAAGAAGGTATTAATCTAGAAGAACGTAATAGTGTATTGATTATCAAAACTAATCTTACTTCTAAGAATGTAAATGAGATAGCCAAAGATTATCCAGAGCATTGTATGAGAGCTAATGAGTTATTAAAAGATCCTAACTATAAATCTGGTATTACTTCTATAGCAATTCCATCTAATATAGATATCCCAGACTGGATAATTCCATTCATCAACTATACTGATATCATTCAATCCAATCTAAGAAACTTCCCATTAGAAGAGCTTGGTATTAGTAAAATGGATAGTAAGAATATAACTCATACAAATATTCTACAGTTTTAAGAGGTTTATATGCTAACAGGTTTAGAAGCTGAAGTTACTGCAGATATTATAGCTAAGAAAGTTATAAATGCTTATAACTCTAGTATGAAAGAGGAAGTTAAGATAGCTTTAGATGCTGTAAAATGTTTAGTAACAGATAATGAATCAGAGACAGAAGTTATTAATGTGCTTAGAAATAAATATAATATGAGAATGGTATTTAAAAAAGTACATGATAATGCCACAACTCATACATATATTGCACTTGAATATAAAGACATTGCATTTAGATTAGAATAAAGCAGAGAGGATTAATTTCCTCTCTGCAAATTTTTGTATAATTATATACTATAATTATGAAGAGATTGTATCTTCATAAAATTATTTTGTTTAAGGTTTTAATCTTTTTTAGTTTATAGGAGGAATTTAAAATGGAAGCAATCGTAACAAACCAAGAAAGAATTCAAAATTTAATTAATAGCGGCGAAACTCATCGAAACTTTTTCGTTGAAAAGTTAGATGATCAAATTGCCGATATTAAAGAGAAATTAGCTAGTTATCGTCATACTAGAGAAATGGCGATCAAAGCCGATTTAAAAGATGAGAATATTAAAAGAATCATCTTTAGAAGAATCGATAATGGCATTGAAGAATTAGAAGAGCTATTAAAACAAGCAATCGAAATTCGAAATGGTGCTGTTTCAGATTATAACAATTTAATTGCTAAAGCTAACCGCTTGAAACGTGTAGCTGATATTATTAATGGATAAAAGGAGAAACAAAAATGATTTACACACAATTATCTTTCAAAGACATGATTGGCTGGATGGCTCCAGAAAAAGGTTACGTTATTAAAGAATATTCAGCTGAAAATCTGTATCGAATTACTACAAAAGGCGATAATCGTATTATCCCTTCTCAACATTTTACGATGTTTAAAATCAATGATATAGATTCTCCAGAAATGGAAATCTATAGATCTGAAGAAGGTCGCAAAATCTATATTCAATCTTTATTAAATCCATCCAGAACTTATAATAAGAAAATGGGTGCTGTTATGGAATCTCTAAAAGAAAGATTGGGTAAATATGGTAAAGAGTTGATGGAATTTTTAGATTATAAATACAATGATCAAAAAGATCATGTGGAATATAAAAACTTCCATCTTGTAGTTGGTATGGAATTACCATTCTTAACACCAATGCTTTTCATGAACTATGGTCCATCTGATCAAGTATATATTGGCTCTTTATCTGAACCATATGGTTTGCCTTGTAATTTAAGAGATGAGGATGCTGATGATAATGATCATTGGAGCTTCGTAAGAGAAAATCCTACAGAAGAAGAATTTGATGACTGCTACTTTATTGGCTCTCTAAAGGATAAGTCTTATGAAGTTGAAAAGATCCATATTATTAGACGTGATAGTATTGAAGATAAAGAAAAATTCTTCAATTTAGTAGAAAATGATCATGTTATTAGAAGCGGTATTAGTAATGAAATCCTAAAAGCATTCGATACACAAACAGATTGCGGTTATGATTTCGTATGGATTACTAAGCTAACTAAACGATATGATTATGATAGAGCTGCTAATGCTTATAAGGAAATAATCGATATTTCGAATGACGAATATTTCGCTAATATCGCTGTAGAGCCTTATGAGGCTATTGCTATTAATGAGATCAATTATGCTACATTTGAAGGTTATCATAAAATGGATATTGATCATTCATTCCTCGCCTCAAAAATGACTATAGCAGCTTTGTCTGATAATATCAGTGAGCAATTCGTTGATATGGTTAGAGAACAAGTAGCTTTGTTCAAGAATGAAGTCAAATACGTCATTGCAAATATTATGCTATCTGGGTATAATTATTATGATAAAGGTTTTATCGTAGATATTCCTGAGTCTGAAATGTTTGATAACATCGAGCTATTTGTTGCTAGAGAAACTGATCATAGATTGACTTCTGATATCAATGGAAAGATTCTAAGACCAAAACCTGAAAAAGATGGCAATAGTCGTCATGTCGTATTATTCAGACCATGTGACAAAGATACCACGGATGATTATTGGGCATCTTATATTCCACTATTTAATATAGATATGGCTGATCGCTTATCTGGATATTCGGCTGATGAGTCTTACAATGCTAGAGTAATTATCGCTATCCAAAAAGGTATTGCTCATATGTTTGCAAGCAGACTCGCTACTATAGGTGGTTATAAAGGAGCTGTAAATTCTAGTGTTACAGAAGCTGTTATGATTAATAACGATAATCTATATCTAAGAGGCAAGGACTTTGCAGTTGATGAATGTATTACTAGATGGCGAGTAATCGATAGAACAAGTGGTCTATATTATGGCCAAATTAAAGCATTAGACCTTGGACCTCAACCAGTAATTCCAAAAACTCCAATCTATGCTATTAAAAATGAATATACTGAAATTAAAGAATAAGTAAGAAAGGTGTTAGTAGTATATGAAAGAATTTATTACAATTAATCTAGGAGGATATCCAGTGCGGATATCCTCTTATGATCGTCTCTTAAAATATGAACAAGGTATAGATGGATATGAACAATTAACAGATCATGCATATAATTCTATGCTTTTTCATAACCTAGGATATGATAAATGCCCTACAGGATTGCAATGGCCTGAATTCAATAAACCTATTGAATGGATAGCTAAAGAATCTACAAACGTGTTAGATATCCCAATGACTAAGCATAAGATGATGTTACTTGGTCCTACAAGTCTATTAGACTTAATGCGTATAGTTTGTATTTGGGGTGCTGGAGAAGTAGAAACTGGTAATCTTTTAGATTACATTCATTCCTTTAAATTGCCGTCTGAAACAGAAGTTAAACTTTTGATTGAAAATGGTTATAAGGTTACTAGAAAGGCAGTAGTTAAAAGAAAACAAGATAGCTGGTTAACTTCTAATATCGAAGTACGTCGTCTATACAATATTAATCCAAATGTAGATGAAGTGTATTTCGAACATTGCTTCCGTAACTATACTAAGTATTTCCGTAAGGCAATTATCTTAGATCCTGTACCATTATTTGTAGCATCTATTATAGATCCTGATTTCTTATTATCTATAATTAGAGAATGTGAAATCCAAGCAAGTATGAAAGTTGCTAATGAGAAATATAATGGCATAACAGCATTGAGAACTGATGCGGAAATGTTTGATGAGTTTGTTAAGATCTTCTCTAACTTTGAAGATGGTATTAATCTCATTTATAGAGAGGAAGGAGCATTTGGATTTACAATAGATCTTAGAGCAGCTTCTGAATTTGTAGCATCTGGTAACGTACAAGCAGCTTACAAATTACATAAAGCGGCTATGGAAGATAAAAACTTCTATAGAATGATTGATGAAGCTGAAGTCATTGCAAATATCAATATCAGTGATGTTGGTGATTATCTAGATAATGTATTAGATGATATGGATAAACAGCACATCTTTAAATATCTAGATAAAAGATCTATGTCTAAGTTCTTAGCAGATGACAAAGATAAGTACGATAAAGTATTACTTCGTATAAAACGAATCATTGCTTGTCTTGAAAATCTAATACCAGATATGCTAGATTCTAAGGATAAACTAATCTTATCTAAACCATTCTATATGGATACTGATAAATTTGGTATTTATAGTAAGGCAACAAATGAAGTTCTTATTGCTACAGAAGATAATAAGATCTATATTCTATCTCCTAAGAATGCTATAGACCTATACAAGAATCTATATAATACGAAAGTATTATTAGATCCTAAGGAGATTCCTCCAGAACAAGCAAAACCAGTTCCTAGAATTGAGTTTATTGGCAAGAAAAATGAGGATGTTCCTCCAGTAGTGTCTGAACCTATTCCTACTCAACAAACATCTTTGGTTAATACAAATTATCAAACTCCTCAGTATGATAATTCTATCAAAGTTGATGAAGATGGGATGATAGGTATCAATATCTCCAATTATGTAGAAGATTAAAAACAAAAAGAAGTCTGACCTCTAAATAATCTAGAGGTCAGGCTCTAACTTTTGATTTATTTATTGAGGAGATATTTTTTATGTTGCCAGCAGAAGAACGTCGTATGAAAGAGGTTGTGCTCTTATATAATAAGATTCAGGATAAGATTATGTTCTTAGGTATGAATGCCATATTAAAAATGAATGTGGTATTATATACTGGCGGATTTATGGATCCTAATAAAGGAAAAAAATATTATTATGGTGAAGTAAAGTATACTGATGATGAAGGAATCAATAGAAAGAAAATCAATAGAACTTTTGATGCATTTCTTACTATTGAGAATATAAAACAAACTGAAGGTGGAAATAAAGAATCAGTTATTATAAGAGGAGCTCAATTAGAGTTAATGAGATTAACACTTCTTCCAAAATTAGAGAAGATGATATTAGAACCAGAAACTATATTTGAATCTAGAAATAATAAGCTATATGTAAAAGAAGCTCCAGCAACAACCATAGAATGTAGCAATAATAAGTTCTTAGTATTTGCACCAGGGATTCATAAATTATATAATGAAGATCTTCAACCTTGTTTAGATATGTATTTAAATAATGAGATGAATATAACCAGTATGAACTTCAATACAGTATTACAGCTTATTAACTTTATTAGAACATTCTCTATCTATCAATATGCTTGTACTATGGTAAACTTCTTACCAAGACCAGTACCTGGATATAATATGTATGATATGAGTCTTAGCAATGAACAACCATCTTATTTTGATACAAATTCACACAGTAATAAGAGAATGCGATAACCGCATTCTCTTATATTTTTTGATTATATACGTTGTGATCATAAGATTTTAAGTTTAAAGATATAATAGAAAAGATAGAAGGATATAATATTATATGGATCATATTGATATTCTAAGAATGATTGTTGCTGCAATCATTATGAATTTAAATATCCATTCTATTGGATAAAGGTAAATACCTCCATTAGTATATAATCAGTTTGTGTTTACCGATCTCTTCTATATATCTTTATAAATAAGTTCTGTACTTAATAATCTATTATTTTTTTTTAGTTAATAGTAATCATAGCAGGTTGGTTTCTATTAGCAGCAGATACAAATGTGTTATCAAGCATTTCAACTACTTGTTGTCTATCTCTAGCCTTTTCTTCTAAGGAAGATAGTTTTAAGTCTACATTTGCATATACTGTTTCTAGATTATCATACATCTTTAATTGTTCATATAAGAATGTAGCAATATCAGCAGTAGCCAATCTTTCAAATGTTTCCATTTGAGTAGGAGGGATTGTTTTGAGATTATCAGCATGCTTTACAAATAAAAAAATTGGAATTCTTTGGAATTTAGTAATAAATGATGCTGAGATAGCCACATTTAATTTGATTTTATTAGGTGGGATCCATTCTACATAAATACCATTTGAGAAAGCAGATACATGGTCAGCCATTTGGGTAATATCTGCATATGTTCCGAAATCTACCGAACTAGTCATCATATCATATGTATTTACACCACCATAGGTTAAACCTGGGTAGTGAGCAGACCATGCATGCCAGTCAATATCACCACAACCTAAGATAGTTAGGCTTTCACAAATAGTTTCATCAATTAACCAATAATCGCCTTTTTGATTTTCTGGTCCTAAAGTATAAGGAACTTTATTTGGAAAGTATCTTGAGAATGTATCTAATGTTTCATTACAGATTACATCTCTAGCCCATACGTCTTTAGAGAGATAATCTGGCAAGTTCATTTGACTTGTGCCTAAACGTCTTTCAATCTTATTAAGAAGCTTAGTCATTTCATTTGCCATTGGCATATATTTACACTTCCTTTCTACAGAATATTTTCTATTATCCTAATGTGGAAAGACTATTAAATGAAAAAAAAATAAAGACTAGCAATTGCTAGTCTTTATATGCAGGGATCCCGCCATGATCAAGCTTCCACTGCGTTAGAGCTTTGGCCTTTTGGCCTTGCTCGTGCCATTTCTGCTGTTCCATATGTTGGTATTCGGATACCTTGTATCCAATTACCATTGTAACAACCATCATAAGCATAATGATCACATATTTATCTTTCAATAATACTTTCAAAGTTTGCATTTTCTTTCTCCTTATTTTAATATAATAAATGCATTTTCACCATTATAGTATACAACCAAAATATACGACTTTGCCAAAATATTAAATACCAGACTTTAATATAAATTCCATATTTAGAATTATATCCTAGGAGGTCATAGAAATGGAAGATTGGAAAATTAGATTGGTAAATGAACAAATTGAACTGAAAGAACGTATCAAAAAATTGGCTAAGTTCTTGGATGAGAATAAAGATCATGAAGACTTTAATGTTCTTAGCAGACAATTAGTTGCTATGACAGAATATTTAAAATGCTTAGATGAAAGACTTGTGAAATATTGTCACTAAAATATTCCCCATAGCCATATTAGCTATGGGGTATTTTTGTGTTTAAAATTTCAATGCCATAAAGATTACTGTTAGTTTACACTTCTTAGACTTCTTATAGATATCATATTTCACTAAGAATCTATTAGCGCTAGAGTTGATTAGATTATCTTTAATCTCCATTGTTGTAATATCGCCCTTAGCAATATTAAGCATAGATTTATTTACATAACTAAGATATTCATAATTCCTATTACCATCTTGATCTTTGAATGTAAATGGGAATATACCATCAGATGCTTTGAAGTTATTCATTATATTTTGGAATTCTTCATCAGAATCTAAATCATAATCCTTTAAAACAACTCTACACTGATTATCATAAGCATAGAATGAATAATAGTTTATATAGTTTAAAACTTCTGCTGAAGGAATCGTATTCATCTGTGCAAAGATATCTTGTTCTGTAGTAATAACCTTATTAGTATGAGGTTGTCTTTCATTATGAACCATATGCTTTGTTTGAGTTCTTATATAATGACATGCCATGAATGGCTGCCCATTGATATCATATGGTTTTAATCCAAGAATGAAATTATTAGTTTCTAAGTTGTTATCCTTAATAGACTTAAAGAATGGATTCAAATCCTTGGATAAGAATGCAATATTGTGTAATCCTAAATCTCTAGGAAGGATATGAACCTTATCTTTTATCTTCTCAAAATAACCTATAGTAGCAACAGAGTTAAAACTTACGCCACATATAGAAGTATCTGGAGAAGATTGTAATAACCATGCTGGGATAATGGTTATTTCAGACTTTAGGTTTTTTGATTCTTCTAATGCTGCATAGAGATTAGTAGAATCTATATTGACTTCGAATAATCCGTTAATCATTATAATTTTTCTCCTAATCTCATAATAATACCATCTACTTTATTTTTAACCCAATCTGGAATAGGTCTTTGAATACCTATTACTCTATTAGGATTTATCATATCAATAACTGACTTCTTGTTACTTTTGATTTGATCATACTCAGTTATATCCTTCATACATTCTTCTACATTACCAAGACCAACCCATCTATGACAGAATTCAACGTAATTATAAGATGCTAGATTTTCTGTAAATGTACCACCAGTACTTAGTTTCAAATAAGATGGATCTTTAAATGGTGCATCATCAATAAAGATCTTACCTACTTGGGTATTAGGAGCCATATTAAACTCTTGCATCAAAGATGGATATAGACGTTTGTAGTCAAAGTCATTACCATTATTAAATTTAGATATAAAGATATCATTTGCTTTAACACGGTTCTTATTACTAATCTTGGTAGCTTCTGCTACGAATGCACCAGCAAATTTTTCAGTAGGCTTCTTACCAAATCTATTTACATTGTTACCCATAATAACACCTTCATGGTGTTTATAGAATTCAGCACCTTTTGTAGATAGATAGTTTGTTTGTCTGAAGATCTTTTGATATGGTGTATTCATTTCGATTACATTGTTAAACATGTATTTGAAATCTTCTGTTTGGGACTCGATACAAGCCTGAACAACAACGTCAATAATATTATATAACCAGAATGTATGGAAATCGATATAAGGAAGTTTGCCGATATCTGTAGTGATATCATGATAATCTAATTTTCTTACACCACATTCTAATCCACCAACAAAATCTAATGCATAAGAGTCAATAGCTTTTTGCCCTTTACGTCTAGATGCATATGATACCATTTGGTCTAAATAAACAGTTCTTGAAGATATAAATGAATAGTCACCACGTTCTTGAGGGTCATTTTGATTCTTTTCATCTACAAAGTATTCACAGAATTTTACTGGCATATCTTGATCACATATAATATCTCTAGGATCTATATTCTTTGCTTTTAATCTGGCAATTAATGATGGTAAGTCATACGCAATATTATATGCTGCAGCAATATCTGGAGATAATTCATGCATTAGATTAAAGAATGAAACTATCATTTCTTCTTCAGTATCAAAGAAACCTGTCGATAAACCTACGTTATCAAGCTTATATTTAGTAACCTTTTCTTTAGATCCTAAATCGTATTCTATGAAATCTTGAACCTCTTTAATATACTTCTTAAAGTCAGATTTCATACCATCTTCTAATTCTTTTATTTGTGGGTTTTTTGGATTTCGTAATATGAAATTATATAAAGTATTTGTCTTTGTAAAGTAAGCTGTAATAGCATTTACAGGACACTCACCAATGGTGATTACATCTGGATTCAATGCATTTATAATATCAGATTCAATATCAAAGAACAGTAAGTCTATATTACAAACTGGATTTTGATATAACTCTGAGAATTCACTACGAATGTAATTTAGAATATTCATATCTGCTGCAAATGCTCTAGGATGGGCAAAGAATGCATCATTCATTCTATAATTTCCAGAATACATATTTTGTTTATAAAGATCTTCATTGCCTGTTTCTATTGCTATAGATTTCTTGATATCTTTATATTTACAAGTTATAGGCTCTACTTTATCCCTTTCAATAAAGTGAAGATTATAATTCGTTTGATATTCTTTCTTTAGAAGATACCAAGTATATTCTGGCTCATAATACATTCTAAATTCTTTTTTGCCAGTATCATTATTTTTAAATACTATAATAGCATAATCTCTATCAAATCTACCAGTAGCCTCATTCTTTGCTGGTCTTTGGTAGAATACATTCATTATTGTAAGATTGGCACCTCTTGGATAACCAATTATTTCTTGTAAGCCCATTATTCCTCCTAATCGTCAAAAAATTTATTATAAGTAAGTTTTCAAAATTATGAAAATGAAATCAGTATGGGAATAACCCCATACTGACTATCTTTTTATAAAATACCTATACTAACCATAAGAACTCTTATAGATAAGATTACAGAAGTAAGCATTAATATTGCTTGTAATACTAAACTAATTAATCCTACTAAAACATAGTACCATCTAACTATGATTACATTCTTTCTACCAAATCCAGTAAACTGTTTAATAGTACATTTTATAAACACAGCACCTAATACTGTTAGATAGAAATAATTTATATAATGCATGAGATTCTCACTCACTGTCATTTTCAGTAAAAAGAAATGAGTCATTAGTAACACAATACAATTCGTCCAATAAAGCTCTGAGTAGTTTCCCCATAATACACTAATAGTACTTCTTTCTTTCATTCTCTACACTCCTTAATAATAAACCTCTAATACTCTATATACCATATATAGAAATACGATACTCTGTATAATATAAGTCGTTATAACTCCTAGTTTATATACCTTTTCAGATGCTTTCATAGTATGGTATTGTTTTAAGGTATCTAAACTATCAATGAATATCAGTCCTATTGATGTTATTAGGATAATAGCCAGAGTTCCAGCTATTTGAATATCATTTGTTATCATTAACCCAACTGCATTCAAAGCAGTTATTGTTGATAAATATATTATTTTCATTTATTGTTTCTCCCGATAATTATCATAATGATTATCAAGAAGTCAACTTAATATTATACACAATTATAGTATACAACTGAATAGAGATTTTAAAGTAAATAACAGCTTAGTAAATACTTTCCCATAGTAATAGAAAATATAAGGAGTTGAAATTCTTATGGCTAAAGAAATAGTAAAGTTCGTTACTATTGAAGACGAACATGATACAGATGATAGAACATATGGATTTAGTTCTAATAATGTTATAGATGAAAGCAAAGTTGTAGAGGCTGAGATTATCGACTCTACTGATCAAAAGATTTCTAAACGTAGAGGTCCTGGACGTCCTCCAAAAGATGGTTCTAGTGTAATTACTTATACGAATTTTGATGATGATGGTAAAAAGAAATCTTCTGGTAAGAATTCTGTAGTAAAAGAGTTTGAAAAAGGTTATGCTGATAATAGCAAACTCTTATACGGTACTATTGCCCAAACAGAAATGATTTATAACAATATCGAAGATGAATTAAATCATTTCCGTACTAATAGAACGTATGGTGGTAAGATGCGTCTCCAACATATGTCTAACTTTATGAATACTCAAGTAACTATCTTAAATACTAAGATTGCTGCTGTTAGAGAACTTAACTCTACTCGTAATAAAATTAACGATCTTGTTCTTAAGAGAGAACAACAGCTCAAAGACGTTAAGGATGAAAATTCTGATAAAGTTATTACAGATGCATACTATGCATTACTTAATGCTCCTAGATATGGTTTACCTACTGTAGGTCAAGCATTAGCACCTCAATCTATTAATACAGGCGTAAATCTTTCTGGTAATGTAATAGAAACTGCTAGTGTTGGTTCTGGTATAGCTCCTACTACTGTTAGCATGAGTGATATCGTTCCAGCTAGCCCTAATATTATCCCAGCAGGTGGAGAAGATCAATCTTTTAATGATTACATTGGTAATCTAACTCCTGTTCAAAGAAAGATGATTTCTGAAAAAGATCCTAATATTCAAACGGTGGTTATTTATAATCAAGCTACAGGAACAAAGTATTTTGACGTTGTAAATGTACAAACTGGTCAATCGGTTCCTGGTATTCAAAGACCTGGTGAGTTCCTATTAGATGATATGAGAATCGACCAAAGAAATGGTAGAGCAGTAAACTCTAATGCTAATATGAGTTTCCCTCTAGTAATTGTTGGCTCTAGAGCTATGGATGAATTATAATAAACACAAAGATATGGAGTAAGGGATAATCCCTTACTCCAATGATTTTATAAATTATCTATCATCCATCCACTCATCCATAGGTTCTATATTAGCAATTTCTGGTCCATAATAAATCCACCATCCGAAGTTATCATTATCACGAGACCCAGCCATAGCCCATAATAGATAAGTTTTACCAGGAGTTACTCTTACTAGATTGAATGCTGGGAACCAATCTATGTCTTTTCTCCACCAAATGTAAGGCCATTGTTCTAGGTCTCCTATTTTTTGGGATTTTATATCTAATGGACATTTTACACCATTAAGGGATTTTAATTTACCATTATCCCACCAGTATTTTCTGTTTTCAATATCCAACAACCCAGATACGTCTCCACTTCTACGATGTTTAGGCCTACCGCGATCATCAACACCATCTGGAACTGGAAGTACTTGTCGATAATAGGTTTGCTCTTCTGGACCACCATTTATTTCTATAAACTTAGCCCATACTTCATCACTATATGTTGGAAGTTCTCTATATGAACCTACACAAGACCACATTTGTGAGAATGCTGCTCGGTCATATCTGCCCCACCAGCCACCATTATAACAAACGGCTACACGATCTACACCTTCAGGTATTGTTATTTTTTTCTTTCTAATCATGTAGTCTCTCTCATATACTGGATCAAAAGGAGCACATCTGGACCATCGTTCATTTTGTGTGATAATAGAAGTTATCCATCTAGTAACTACAGCTGTAGTAGCTGTTATAAATAGATCATGATGAACGGCTCCACCTTTAAAGCTAGCCTCACCAGGTGTGAATTCATTATATTCAGTTGCTCCACGAAGATCAGTACTCAAAAGTGATCTAACCTCTACTTGAATAGATTCTCCAGGAGTCATTTCAAACTCATCAGTATATTCTTTACCTTTGTAAGTAACCACTATTACTTGGTTTTTATATTTAGCCATTCTAACAGTTACTACTGGAATATAATACATTGTACCATTAATCTCTGGCATATTTTTAGGAGTTAGTTTTTCAACTATCATATCTTTACCAGTAAGAAGATCTATACCATTACCATCATTAAGCCAGTTTTCTTTGTATTTCATTCTACCATTAATAAATCTATGTAATGGATCTTTAAGTTTCATATTTACAGATCCAAATATAATAAGATCTTTATCATATCTATATGGATCTTCTGTGTATCTATGACCATAGATCAATTCATGGAATTCAAATGGATTTAGATCTGGTACATTTGCTTTTTCTTCACTATCAGTAACGATATTATAGGTACCATACATCATATTCAAGCCAGGAGAGAAATCTAAATCATTTCCATCATATTTAGATTTTACATATACCATGCCAGAGAATGTTTTGGCTACACTAATATTATAAGGGAGTGTAGTAATGATACAATTCATATCACCACTAGCTAGATATCTAATACCATAGTTGTAGTAATACCAATAAGTCATTACATCAATATTATCATACAATCCAGCATATCGTAAATTAGGATTATCTGGTTCTCCAAAGTTTCCTATTACATATCCATTACCTGTAAATGCATCTGGAACAGCTTTGATAAATAAGTGATATACTTCATCTTTAGAGTTAAAGAATATTTGATCTTTCTCAGCAGATATAAATGTTCTAGTATCATCAGGATATCCCAAGTACTCATTTAAATCTGCTTTCATAAATAACTTATGATTTGTATAAACAGATATAGTTTGCTCTTTAAGATCAAGCATAATACCAATTATATCTGGTTGCATAGGAGGAATAGGATTATAAACGGTTCTAATAGGATAATGAATTTCTTTATCTCCCAATTGAACGTTAGAATAATGGTATTGATATCTCTTATGCCATAAATCAATAGAGAATGATTTATTCCCTATTTCTTTTTTACCCATATAATCTGTAGTATCTTTTACCTTAGTAATACCAACAGTTAATGGTACACCAATATATCCTGGATCTAAAGGTGCTTCCTTACATTGTAATTCAAAATAAATCTTTTGATCTGTAGGAATAGGATAAGGTAAGAAAGCATGATCCACAGGATTTTGATGCTCTGAATCTATAACAAATGCATCATTGTTATTAGGATCATATAATTGAGAAGGCCCTAGATTTGGTTGTATATAGGTATCTCTTAAATGTGGATTTGTAAGTGGTGCATAGATATTATTGATATCTATTTTAGCATTGAAATCATAACCAATTGGTCTTCTATTAGCATAATAAGCATCTACTTCATCATTACCAGTAGAGTAATTGATAGAACCTACTAAGTCTTTAATCATAATATATCTATCAACGTAATACTGGTTCATATCCCAATAGCCTTCTGGTCTATATTTCATAGGATAAGTACCAAAGTTGATATTACCAGTAATATCAGCATATACTTTAGATGCTATAGCAAAGTAAAACTCCCCATCATCATTTAGATTGAATTCTCTTGGTCTAAATGAATAGAATGGTTTTCCATCAGAATATATAGTAATCTGGTTTCTAGAAGCATTTACACCAACACCAATAATCGTTCCTTTAATAGGAATTCTAGATTTAGTTGTTGGTACTTTGTAATGAGCACTATAAGAGGATTTATTATATTGCTCATAAGTTTCAAAATCTTGTCTTCTAGTATAATAAATACTACCTAAACTAAAGTCTGTAGCAAATATACCAGATGATGGTTCTTTATGAATACCTACATATAAAGGTAGGTGTCTGAATAAGGGATTCTCTTTATAATCAGTAATCTCAAATTCAAAATACATATTTGTATCTTTAGGGATTGGCTGACTAGAGATAATTAAAAACGGAGTACTAGCTGTAAAGACAGTATCCGATATCATATCTTCTCTATAAGTACTCTCATTATCATATGCGACAGGAGTAATCTTCATTTTGCTCATAAGTTATATTATCTCCTTCATATATAAGCGAATTTAGTCATATTAACAAAATGTTGGGGATAGGCGTTTTAATCGCCTATCCTCTTCTTTTGTTTATTTTATGCTCAAGATCTTCAATAGATTTATTGATATCTTTAATATCATTTTCTATTCTTTTTATGTCTTGTTTTATATCAACTACCTCTTTAGTGATTTCACTTAATTTAGCAGCTCTCTTTTTAGTTCTGACAAATTGATTATGTATATCAGTATTGGAGTCATTTATATTTCCTAATAGATTCATAATCTCATTAGAGATTTCATCACGATGAGAATTTCTCATCTTTGTAATGAAGAAAGAGAATACCAAAATAAGAAGAGTTAATACAATGGCAATAATACTGGGCATGAGATATTCCATCGAAAAAATCCTTTACTTTTAATAATAAAAATGATATTATTAAAATGTAAGCAGAAGTGCCCTCATGGGCTTTAAAAACATTTAATTAAAGTCTAAGTAAAGGAGGTTTTTATATATTGGCTGAACAAAACGAAGGCTTATTTAAACAGTTGTTTTATGAAAGTGGGACATTTTCATTGACCCGCTTAATAGCTTTTTTAGGCTATCTAACATTTATAATTGGTTCGCTCTATCTATTAGTTAATAATATAGATTGGGGAGGGTATCCAGTATTTGCTACTTATACAGGGGCTGTTGGGGCAGCTGTTCAAACTACTAACAAATTCATCAATAGTAAGTATAATAGTCCTGTTGGATCATATGTCGATCTCGGTGATCAAATTACTGAACAAACTAATACTAGAAAAACATTTGACCCTAATACAGGGACTAAATAATCTGATATATTGTATGAATTTAGAATATCGGTTAAAGACTAATTTGAAAGATCTAATAGATCTTAATATACAGACTAATTATTTTTCTTTACTACTATCATTCATAAATATATCTTAATTCTCTCTTAACAAGAAACGGAGGACTCATAGATGTAATTATGGAGTATCTTGATAATGAACTCTTTCTAGAAATTACAATCACTGAATTCGTAATCTGTTTCTTATTTTCTACTATCGGTTTTACATTAAAAGAACTTGTTTTGAGAAGAAATACTCAGAGACCTTTTAAAAAGGCATTTGTAGAATCTGTTATTGTCATCTCAACTTCTACGATTCTTTCTATAATGATTAATCCATTTGTATCATTATATTCTAAAAGATTGGTGGCATTAACTCCATTCATTCTTAGTGTAATAGGGATGGATTTTATTATGCAAATTTTATCAGTAAACTCTTTATTCAACCTTGTTACCCGAGCATTTAATGTGTTCGGGTTATTTCGGGGCAAAGAAGTAAAGGATGATAAAGAAGAGGAAACTCCTCATAAGGATAATTCTTCTAATAATAACAATTCCAACTCTTTTGATATGGAATCTTCTATTAGAAAAGAAGATTATCATATAGATAAATACACTGTGCTTCATTTATTAGAAAGCTCTATTCTTAGTACTACCCATAATATAGAAATAGTTATGGCAACCTATTATAGACATCATGACAAAGTTTCTTTCTATGAAATGTATATAGAGATTGAGAAGCAGTATAATATAATTAGAGATACAATCCACTCTGTGGATTATGTTCCATTTGTATTAACGACAAAGATTGTAATTCTAGTAAGTAAGAAAAAAGATTTAGATGACTTCTACCACGCCAATATATTAATAGCCGAAGATTCGGAAGAATAATAGGTTTTTTCTAGCTTGGACGTGTCAGAGGTCATCTGACATTATTATAATTATTTTGCTCAAAGTGCCTAAATTTGATGCATCAAAATAATTATATTAATATATTAATATACTTTTTTATAGGAGGTAAGTCCATATGTTTCCTAACGATTTATGGATCGTTGAT